CACTGAACAAGGCGCTTTGAGGTTTACACAGTCAGTAAATGTAGGTACGCCTGTTGCAGTACTCACGCAAGGGGAATCACCTGTTTTATCAGTAACTCCTACGCAGGATATGCAGCAATATTATAGTCACATAACAGGGTTTCAACCAACTATAATTGGTATACCGGGTGTACAGCATACAGAAAAAAATCCATTCTTAACAGAAGTTATTCGGCCTTTATCATTTGAAGCGCCTGACACCAATGATTCAAATGTTCCAGAATCTGTAAAAGCTAAAATAGGTAGAATGTTTGGAAATATTGTTTCATACTCTGTATCGGTTTCAACTTGGCGTGATCCAAACGGCAACCTTTGGGAACCAAACACGACAATTAAATTGACCGCACCAGGTGCTATGATATACAACACATATGTGTTTATAATTCGCTCTGTTAGTCTTACTAAAACAGGCTCGTCTGAATCAACTGTTTTAACATTAACATTACCTGGAGCTTTTTCAGGGGAAATACCGGAGGCGCTACCATGGGAAGAATAAATATTATTTTATCATTTATAAGAACATTACGAAACGGCGCAAAAGTATCAGATGTAAAATGCGATCCAGGCGGAGGGGCAAACACCACTGCCGAACATTTCTCTTCGCCTGGTGATGATTCCTTTCCATTGACCACAGATGTGGCTTTAACCGTACCAAGAAACGGAAGTGGTAGAGAGGCAGTAGTTGGATATATAGATCCTTCCAGCGAACAGAAAGCAGAAGCAGGAGACAAAAGAATCTATGCAAGGGATAGCGCCGGTGATGAAGTCGCAGAAGTTTGGTTAGAAAATGATGGAACAATCACACTTGAAAACGATGAAGCTGATATAACAATAAGTCCAGACGGAACAATTACAAATACAGTTGGATCATTATCTTTTACATTAACACCAGCCGGTACTGCTACATTAACGAACGGATCTGGAACCTTTGCTATGTCAGCAAGCGGGGACGTAAATATAAATGGGGTTATCATAACAGCAGCAGGGTTAATAACAGCGCCTGGCATAACAGGAACATTAGATTTACATACACACCCACAAGCGCCTGATAGTGCAAGTGACACACAAGTCCCGACAGGACCACCATTATAATCATAGGAGTACCATTATTATGACACAGACAGGCGATGTATTATTATTTCAGACACATGACGACGGTGATATAACTGTTGAAGATGGTTTAATTATTATGACTTCAGGTTTTGAAACGGCTGCATACCTCGCTTTATTTGGAGGGAATGAGGACGACGACGGAAGCCAAGACACTGATAAAAATTGGTGGGGGAATCTTGATGAAGCAGATAAAACAAAGCAATATCGGAGTGAGACACAAAACCTTTTACGATCTATACCTGCAACAGTCAACAATCTGAAACGAATTGGAAAAGCAGCCGAACGGGATCTCGCTTTTTTCGTGACTACTGGTGTAGCTTCGAGCGTCACAGTTGTGGTTGGAATGCCAGGGTTGAATAAAATTTCAATATCGTGTATAATAACGGCAAAGGGCAAAGAGTCAGATTTTAAATTTATCGAAAATTGGAAGGCGGTAACATGAGTTTAAATACACCAACTACCAAAGAAATAGCAGATAATATCATATCGGCGTTAGAATCTGCATTCAGTCAAACCATTCCACTATTATCGAAAGCTTTTTTCCGTGTATTATCGAAAACACTCGGGGCTGTTTTTATCCTGTTATATAAATATGGTGGGTTTATTTTCTTACAAATGTTTGTACAATCGGCAAGCGCTATAGACACAACGGTTCTCGGAGTGACGGTTAACCCTCTAACTTTTTGGGGTCGATTGATTGGTGTTGGTGATCCTGTTGCGGCCACAAGTGCTGAACTCACCATTGATATAACGGTCGAAACTCAGGTTGGGACTTTACCATCTGGAACGCAGCTCGTAAGCGCTTTAAATGGAGTAACATATTTAACAGTCGGTGCTGTCGCTTTAGATGCAGCAACCAAATCTGCTACTATTATTGCTGCATCTGACCAAAGCGGTGGTGGTGGTGCAGGTGTTATTGGAAATCTTGAGGTCGGAGCTATTGTTAGTTTTGCTAATCCTTTAGCTAATGTAGCGCGTGACGCGGAAGTAACAGCTCAAACAGTAACAGGAGCTGATGCAGAAAGTACCGACGCTTATAGACAGAGGATAATTGACCGATTCCAGAAACGACCGCAAGGCGGGGCATACTCAGACTATGAGGCGTGGGGTGAAGAGACAGCAGGTATTTTAAACGTTTATCCCTATACGTCCGATTGTCCAGGTCAGATAGACTGTTATTGTGAAGCTACAGTCGCCAGTTCAGGAAGTGCGGACGGAATACCAACAACAGCGCAATTAGAAGCAGTTCTTGCTTTGATTGAATATGACGATAACGGACTTGCTTCAAGACGTCCAGGAGGGGCGCTGGCTAATACGTTTGCAATCACCCGAACAGGTTTTGATGTAACAGTATCCGGGATAACTGGTGTTGATGATATCTCGCAAGTCGAAGATGATGTTGAAGAGGCTATCGAAGAATTCTTTTATAATCGAGAACCTTATATTGTAGGGCTGGCAGTACCACCAAGACGAGACAGAATAACACAAACTGCTGTCGGCGGAGTAGCGGAAGATGTAATATCGGCGGCGGGTGGTATATTTACTGGTGTGGTTATTGAGTTAGCAACAGTTGTTACGCCGGTTTATACTTTAGGCATAGGGGAAAAAGCAAAAGTAACGGTGACATTTACATGATTTTTAAACATCTATTACCACGAGCCAGAGCGTGGCAGTTAACTATAAATAAGCAGTTAAAAGAATTTTTTGAAGGGCTAACGGTTGCTTTAATTGATGACACTAAGGAATTTTTAGATGAAATTTTCACAGATATTGACCCAGCAGAAACAAGGGAACTTGACGCATGGGAAACTCAATTTGGTTTACCAAACACCAGTTTATTAGAAGCTGACCGGCGAACTCGACTCGACGCCGCATGGAAAGCAACAGGCGGGCAGAGTCCAAGGTATATTCAAGATACATTACAAGATAATGGTTTTGATGTATATGTCCATGAATGGTGGGTCCCTGGAACAGAACCGGCGGTCGATGTTAAATCTTGTGTAGCTGCCAGGAATGCGGCAACGATATTAGTTTCACCGAAATATCCTTTAGTAAATATTGTCTTAGAAACTACACCTGATTTAATAGTTTTAGCAGGTGAGGCAATCGCGCAAGCAGGTGAAGCGGACGCGCAAGCCGGTAATTATATTGATTTCAAAGACGAACGCCGAGAGTATGTAGTTCCGTTGAACACAGATCAGCATCATTATTTTTTATATATTGGAGCTGCTGTTTTTGGAACATTAGCACAAATTGATGCAGATCGTCGAGACGAATTTGAGGCGCTTTGTTTGAAAATATGTCCCGGCCATTTGTGGCTCGGAATGATAGTCGAATACGTATAACAGGAGGTAGAAATGTTAAATTATGCTTCAAAATATCCAACTCAGATAACCACGCCGGATGCAAATTATCCGCTTGGGGGTGCGCAGAATGTCACCAGTCCAGGTGACGGGACCGGCACCCCATGGGATGAAGATCTAATAAATGATATCATAGGGTTTTTCCAAGCGCTTATAACAGAAACTGGAATCACAGTATCTGGAAACGCTGAAACAGCGGTTGCTTCAGACTTATGGGATGCGTTAGATAATATTTATGCACTCCATAATGCTAAAAAGATAATGAAGAACGAAACAGGAGCTTCGCCAGGAACAGCCGAAATTGGAAGAGGTTACACAGGTAATCAAGTTTACGGACGATCTGCAACCGGGAGCCAGTCTTATGGTCTTATCGCAATAGGGGACCAATACTATGGGAACGGTGCAACAGGGGACCAATATTATGGGATTAACTCAACAGGGGCTATTGAAATAGGAGCGTCCACAGGTTCAGCCGCAACAAAAAAATTAATATCAGGCACTAAAGAAGCCACATTTGAAGAGATTATTGACGTTGCGACGCCATGGGGTGCATGGCAAACAATATCTTATGCATATTCAAACACCGCCGCTACTAATACTGATTACAGGCAAAGCATGGTTTGCAGAAAATCATCTGATGGTAAAAACGTTCAAATAAGCGGATCAATCAATACTACAGCCGGTTCAAGTAATGAGATTGGGACTTTGCCTTCGGGATACAGACCGGCAAATCGTGTAAGTTTTGCGGTTGCTCCCTCCACTGCCGCAGGTTTAGCCAGTCATATAACAATCTCAAAAACGACGGGAATCATGTATATTTATGGGGATGGCGGGTATGATACAGGTATAGAAGTAACATTACCATTAGATTAAAAAAAAGGAGATATCACCATGAAAAAATCAATTATTTTAGTTCTTTGTTTAACGTTAGCAGCTTGTGTGACTATTAGTAAAAAACCAAGCATTTGTACCACAACCGATCAACCGTCTTACTTATGTGAGGTAGCGGAAAAACATGATATGAAACTTGAAGATATAGGTATAATTCTGGTTATAGCTAATGCCGTAGCTATTGGTGAAGGAACATACAGCGTTGATGACGCCATAAAGGTTTTGGATAATCTGATCGAAGCGGTAGAAAATCCTATATCTTACATATTCGTAAAAAGTGAAATTAAAAAATACACCATGAAATATCCAGGATTATTTGTGGTAGCTGAAGTATATCTTGATGAGTTTTCAAATCCACAAATCATGACTAAGTTTGATCGGGCTGTGCTATTAAGTTGGTTTAAGGCACGTAGGCGCGGTCTGGTGGTGCTAAAATGATTAAAGCTGAGGCGAAGCGGCTTAAACTGGATGCACCGTCGTCTTTCTGGATAACCGATGAACCCACCCTCGCAATGATAACAGGGGGGTGTGGCCCCGGTGCAATAGGAAACTTTGGATGGTTTGACGATATGTGGGGTTTATCAGTAAAACCTGCATGCGCAATCCATGATTTCGAATACGGTATTGGTACTACTTTGATGGATAAACAAATTGCAGATACTCGTCTGCTTGATAATATGATATTGATTATTAACAATCAATCTCAATCTCGTATACTCAGATGTTTAAGACGTTACAGAGCGACGAGTTATTATAATGCAGTGGCGGAATGTGGGGGGGTTAGATTTTCTGACGCTACAATAGTTGACCTCCCTATTGTGACACCTAAGATTCCCAGCCTCACCCCATGGTATGAAGTCGCTATCAAAGAAATGCAAACAGGTATTCGTGAGAAATCAGCAGCTGGGTTACATAATCCAAAAATAATTGAATATCACAAAACTACAAGTTATAAAGCTAAAACAGATGAAGTTGCTTGGTGTTCTTCATTTGTTAACTGGTGTATGTTTGTATCAGGCGTTACTCGGACGAACAAGGCAAACGCTCGGTCCTGGTTATCATGGGGAAATCCAATTGATAAACCTCGTATAGGTTGCGTCGTTATTTTTAAACGTGGTTCGTCAATACGACAGGGGCA